TCATATGTTACGTTAAGAGATTCACTAGGACAGGCTGACTCGTTCAGACGAGGGGCACGGTTATTATCACACTGGAAAGATGGTGATGAGGACTTAGGTCCTGTGAAAGAATGGGGAGACGATACAGTTCTAGTGATTGATTCCCTCACACTGATGGGCGAAGCTGCCTTACGAGCGGCTCTCGTCTTCAATAACAAAAAACCAACAGAGCAAGCTAGCCAACCCGAGTGGGGTGCGGCGGCGCGTGATGTCCAAAACATTATACAATATATCACAGGTGATGAAGTGAAATGTAATGTCATTGTGACCACGCATATGCAGTACATGGAAGGTGAGATGGGTGTGTCCAAAGCATATCCTACATCTGTTGGGTCGAAGCTATCTACTAAGATTGGTAGATACTTTAACTGTGTATGCAGAATAGATACTCGTTCATCTAGCAAAGGAACAGAGCGCACGTTACGTACAATGTCAGACCACAAGATGGATCTGAAAGTTACCGCGCCATCTTTAATAGAGCCGAACATTGAACTTGACTTGAACAAGTTATTTGAATCTATTCAAAAGAACGCACAGTCTAAACTCAAAGAGAGCAATACGAAAGGAGATAAATAATGTCTAATGTTGCTGACTTTTTAAACATGACGCCCAATGACACGCCCGATTCTGTCGTGCTACCAGAGGGTAGTTATGAGTTCTCTATAACTTCTTATAGAGCAGATGAAGTGGGGCAGAATAATACCCCTCTCATCAGAGTAAACGTCAAGGCGATCGGAGTGATTGACTCAGACTTAACTGAGGATAAACTCAAGGATGCACAGCCAACTCGTATGGAGTTCTGGGCTACACCTAATGCCTTGAAAGTAAACAATCCTGCAACAGGATTGAAGTCGTTTCTAACCAATGGGTTAGACATGGGTCATGTGGAAGACCTGCCTTACAGTGAATTGCTAGAGATGGCAATTGGTAAAACCTTCAAGGGCTTAATCAAGCACGAGATGGTGGGGCAGAATAAAGATATTCTACAACCAACAATAAAGAGAATACTCTAACATGAATAAGCAGACAGTACCTTCACAACAACCTAACGGTGATTGCAAGATAGCTTTCGTATTTGATTTTCCAACTACGGATGAGCAACGTCTTGGTGAAATCATGATTGGTAGTACGGGAAAAATGTTTCACAAGATGTGTGAGATATTAGAACTAAATGTGGAGAACTGTTTGCTTACGCATGCTCTCGCTCAGAAGCCAGCACAGGAGAACCCCGCCCATTTCTTTATGAACAAGAAGAACTATTCTAAGTTTAGTAAAGAGAATAAGTGGCGCTCGAAGTATCCTGTGAATGGCTTCGGCTTTCTAAAGCCCGAGTATGAGAGCGAGTTAGAGCGGTTGCAAAACGAGCTTAACGCGTGCAAACCTAATGTCATTATTGCCATGGGTAGCCTTGCGTTATGGGCGCTGACAGGACTAGACAAGATAGGTACTTACAGGGGAACCATTCTCAAATCGGACCTCACAGGTGGGACCAAAGTTATGCCTACGTTTAGTCCTAGTGCCGTCATTAGAAACTTTGACTTCAGACCTATTGTCTTAGCAGATATCAAGAAGGCAGTCGAAGAATCAAACACACCAGAAATTAAAATAAAAGAAAGAGAGTTATGGATTGAACCAGAAATCAAAGACCTCGAGGACTTCGAACAAAAGTATATTAGAGAGAATAACGAAGATCAGCCACTCAGTTTCGACATTGAAACAGGCGGCGGTTTTATTACTTGTATTGGTTTCGCTCCAAGCGATACTGTCGCTCTCGTTATACCATTCAAGGACAAACGAAACGTACTCCAAAACTATTGGACTGATGTTACCCATGAGCAACAAGCATGGGCTTGGATAAAACGCATCCTTGAAAATGAAAAGATTACGAAGGTCGCACAGAACCAAACGTATGATGTGTCGTGGCTACAATATAAACACAATATAAAAGTAGCGGGAACTATTCATGATACAATGCATGCCCAACATGCATTACAGCCCGAACAACAGAAAGGCTTAGGCTTTTTAGGTTCGATATATACAAACGAGGGTGCTTGGAAAACGATGGCTAAGTTTTCAAAGAGTACTAAGAGAGATGAATAGATGTAATAATGGCGAAACGTGCTCCATACTTTGCGGAGTTACATATACCAAATGATTTAGTAACTATCGAAAGTGAAGTACGATTGTGGAGATCAGTAATTGACCAAGCGATATCAGACTTTATGTCGACCAATAAGGCACGCGAAAGTCTATCAAATAAAGAGCGCGCCAAGATATGGTTGCGCGGAAAGACAGAAGATTTTAGTCTTGTTTGCGAGTATGCATTCTTAAATCCGCAGTATGTTCGCAACGAGGTATTTAATATTATAGGTGGAATAGATGAGTTATACAAGTAATAGAGCAACAACCACATACTCAACTCAAGTGGGCGGCGATCATTACAAGAAGTTCAAGATACAACCATCGGAGTTCGTTAACCAGAACAAATTTCTTTTTGCAGAAGGTAATGCAATCAAGTATATCTGTAGACACCAAGACAAGGGTGGCAAGCAAGACTTACTAAAAGCAAAACATTATATCGACATGATAATTGAGAGAGACTATGAGTAATACAGGAGACAAAAGCAATGGCAAAAATAATAAAGAACGTAGATATACAAAATATCGAACTCGATTCTGAGCAGATCCTCTGGACTTATTGCGCTTTAGATTGCGCGGTGACTCTAGAGATTTGGCAGAAGATCAAAAAAGAATTAGACGATACCACTTCCAAAACATATCAGTTTGAAATAGATAGCCTCAAGCCTGCGATGGCTATGATGCAGAAGGGTTTGCGCGTAGACCTAGAGAAAGTTAAGAACATGCGTGCCCCCTTGAAAAAAGCGCGTTTGAAATTAGAGCGAATGTTAAATCTATTTTCACAGGCGGCAACAGGTAAAGATTTAAACCACGCTTCACCAAAACAATTACAGGATTTATTTTATGTACACTTAGGTATACCTAAGATCATGTCCTATAAAAAGGGGAAGTCAAAAGTTTCAACAGATCGTGAGGCGCTAGAGAAACTGCGCGAAAATTATCCACGAGCAAAAGTATTTGCCAATGCAATTCTTGCCTTACGTGATATCGACAAACAACTTGGTGTGCTAGAAACTACAAGAGATAAAGACAACCGCATTCGTTGTTCTTATAATGTCGCAGGCACAGAGACAGGGCGTTGGTCATCTTCAGAAGCCCCTTGGGGTACAGGAACTAATCTTCAAAACATAACCAAAGACTTGCGCGAAATTTTTATTCCAGATGATGGAATGACTATGTTCTATGCTGACTTAGAGCAGGCGGAATCTCGTGTGGTTGCTTATCTTACAGGCGACGAAGGATATATCAATGCTTGTGAGAGTGGTGACTTGCATACCACAGTGGTTAAGATGGTCTGGAAAAATATGGGGTGGAGTGGTGACCCTGCCCAAGAAAGAAAGCTAGCTGAGAATCCCTATTACTTACAGTTTAGTTTTAGAGATATGTGCAAACGCGCAGGTCATGGTACTAACTATGGTTTGTCAGCTACATCTTTGGCTAGACATTTAAAGATTAAAGTAGCGCATGCTACACGATTCCAATTACTTTATTATGGTGGCGTGGTCAGTCTTGATTCTGTGAATCGCTGGCATCAGCAAGATCCTAAAGCTGGTTTTGATGAGCTTCTAGCATATGGTAAGGTATATGGTGAAAAGGCTAAATACGTTGAAGTGCCTGGCGCATTCCCTGGAATACGCAAGTGGCATGACAACATAGCAAATGAGTTGTTAAATACTGGGACACTAACTACTCCTATCGGCAGACGCAGACAGTTCTGGGGTAGACTAGATGATGCCACAACATTACGTGGTGCTATTGCTTATGTACCTCAATCTACGATTGGTGATTTATTGAACATGGGATTATATCGAGTGTGGAATGAGTTGCGTGATGATGGTGTTCAAGTATTAGGACAAGTACACGACGCGATTTTAGGACAGGTTCCTACTGAAAAGATAGATGAGCTGATGCCTAAGATCGTTGAGTGTATGACAAATCCTATTCAAGTAGGCGAGAGAACATTGGTGATACCTTCTTCTGTTGAAGTGGGTAACACTTGGAAGAACATGAAAACATGGGAGAGGGGGCACGATGGCGCGAATATATAAAGACTATATAGACGCATGCGTAAAGGCTACAGAAAAAAGTCCGATACCTAAGTTGTTTAGAACTTGGGCGGCGCTGTCATCTGTGTCTGGTGCATTGGGCAGAAGAGTGTGGATGCCTATGGCGAACTACGATATACGTGCGAATATATTTGTTGTGTTAGTAGCGGGACCTGGGAGAAACAAATCTGTTAGTTTGATTCTACCATTTAGTAAAGTATTTCGTAAACTAACAACGCCCGTAGGTACAAAACCAGACCACGAGAATTTTAATTCTGGATTGATTGAGTACGGTTTGAAAGAGTTTCCTCTCTATCTTATTCAAGATAGAATTACTCCAGAAAAATTAGCAGTGGATATGTCTAAAGCATCAAGACTCGACATGCGACTATCTACAATGGGTGAAGAATTTTTTGATGGGTCATTAACATTAGTAACTTCAGAACTTGGTACATTCCTATCAAGACATGAGCGTTACTTGCAAATGTTCTTGACCGATATGTGGGATAGTAAAGAAGAATACTCACATAAAACCAAGACTGCAGGTGAGCACATTATTAAAGGTCCTTGTTTAAATTGGATTGCATGTGCTACACCCGAGCAGTTTGTTGATAACTTACCAGAAGATGCTAGGTCACAAGGTCTATTATCTAGAATCATTCCTGTCTTTTATGATGGTGAAAAGATTCCTCAGTCTTTATTACAAGACAAAGTTTCAGATGCAACCATTGTTAATCTGAGACATGACTTGTCTGAGATTGCAAAGATGTATGGACCTATGAGATTTGATGACCGCGCATTTGATAAGATCAACGAAGATATTGAAACAGGACTTGAACCAATACCGACTGATGCAAACTTAGCTGAGTATACACAACGTAGAGTATCACACTTTATTAAAGTATCCTTGGCTATCTCAGCTAGTAGTTCTAAAGATAAGATCATTACTTGGGACCATTGGCAGAGAACTAAAGACTTAATGTTTGAAGTGGAAGAGTCTATGCCTCGTGCATTGGCAGGCTTTGGTATGGCTAGGGCGGGTAAACTAGCACAAGATATGGCAGTATGGTCGAGAGAAACTATGGCAAATTCGAAGCAAGGATACATCCACCTTCGACACTTTAAGCGGGAACTTCTTCGAAGAACTCTCGCGCCAGGTGAATCTGAACAAACTGTTAAAGCGATGGAAGAAGCTGGGTATATAAAAGTACAAGACGGTCTTGTATTCCCAGTCAAGTTGTGATAGGATGAAAAACTCGCCTCGAGAAACATTCAAAATTAATAAAGGAGCATACATGAAAATAAATATAGACTACTCTCGCGATGAACTCTTGACAGATTCTGGCAAAACAATACTTAAAGATAGATACTTACTACCCACTGAGGCTAGTCCTCAAGATGGCTTTGCTCGGGCGGCAAAAACATTTGCTGATGACCAAGCCCACGCACAAAGATTATATGATTACGCTAGTAAGTTATGGTTTATGTTTTCAACACCTATCTTATCTAACGGGGGAACAACACGAGGGCTACCTATATCCTGCTTCTTAAATTATGTAGATGATTCACGTGAAGGTTTAGCAGATCACTATACTGAAAACATATGGCTGTCTAGCATGGGCGGTGGTATCGGTGGATACTGGGGTAATGTTAGATCCCAAGGTATGGCTACAAGTATTGGTAATAAAACTACAGGTGTGATTCCTTTCATGCATGTGGTGGATTCTCAGATGACTGCGTTCCATCAAGGCGCAACACGACGTGGTAGTTATGCATCATACATGGATGTATCTCACCCAGAGATTGTAGAGTTTATTGAAATGAGAAAACCTACAGGTGGAGATATTCATAGAAAGAATTTAAACTTACACCATGGTATCAATGTCACGGATGCTTTTATGGAAGCTGTCCAGAAAGGTGAGGCTTGGGATTTAGTTGACCCGCACACTAAACAAGTTATTAAAACTATTGATGCTAGAACTTTATGGATTAAAATTCTGGAAACTAGAATCGCAACGGGCGAACCGTACATTTCATTTATTGATACAGTCAATGCGGCGCTACCCGAATCCCAAAAGAAACTAGGATTAAAATTCAATCACTCTAACTTATGTTCCGAGATTACATTACCCACAGCAAAAGATAGAACTGCAGTGTGTTGTTTATCTTCTGTGAACTTGGAATACTTTGATGAGTGGAAAGATAATAAATTATTTATAGAAGATTTGGTACGTATGCTTGATAATGTTTTAGAGCATTTCATTACAAGTGCCCCCTCTTACATGTGGCGTGCAGTTAATTCCGCGCGTTGTGAAAGAGCCATTGGCTTAGGTACAATGGGGCTACATAGTTATTTCCAGAAAAGAGAAGTAGCAATGGATGGTGAAAAGTCTAAAGACATTAATGATTTTATATTCAAGCATATCCATAACGAGGCTCAAGCTGCTAATGAAAAGCTCGGGGCGGAAAGGGGTTCTCCTGCAGACATGGAGGGCACAGGGCTACGACATTCTCATGTCATCGCCATTGCTCCTAATGCTTCTTCGTCTGTTATCTGCGGGGGAACTTCTCCATCCATAGAACCACTACGCGCCAACGCGTTTTCTCAAAAGACTTTAAGTGGTACCTTCCTTATGAAAAACAAATACTTAGAACGAGTATTGTTAAAGCATGATAGAAACAATAAAGAAGTTTGGAAATCTATTGTGACTAATGGGGGTAGTGTACAACACTTAGACTTTTTATCTGATGAAGAGAAGGCAGTATTTAAAACTGCAATTGAAATGAATCAGAGACACTTGGTGGATTTAGCGGCGGATAGACAGCAATACATCTGTCAATCACAAAGTTTAAACTTGTTCTTACCGCCAGATGTGGACACCAAAACATTACATGGTATTCACTTGAGAGCGTGGAAAGGTAAAGTCAAAACACTTTACTACATGAGAAGCCAAGCGTTAAAGAAAGTAGAGAATCTATCCAGTCAGATAGAAAGAACTATTAGACAAGACTATCAACAAGAAGAAGCCGCATGTGTGGCTTGTGAAGCATAAGGAGAATATATGTCAGTATTTGAAGGCAGAGAATATTACAAACCATTTGAATATCCATGGGCGTTTGAAGCCTATGATCAACAACAGAAGATGCACTGGTTACCCAGTGAAGTTCCTTTACATGAAGATGTAAATGATTGGAACTCAAAGATGAATGATGCAGAAAAGAATCTAGTGAAACAGATTCTAACATTCTTTACACAAGGTGACGTAGATATTGCACAAGCCTATATGGATGTGTATATACCCATGTTCAAGAAACCAGAAGTGCGTATGATGTTATCCGCTATTGCTACGTCGGAGGCTAACCATGCGCATAGTTATTCGCTACTAAACGATACCATTGGTATGGATGATAGAGAGTACAAAGCATTCCAAGAGTACGCGGAGATGGCAGACAAACATAACTATCTCTGGGAAAGCAAAGGGGGCACGGAAGAAGAGAAGATCGTTCGTGACATGGCTGTGTTCTCTGCATTCGGTGAAGGACTGCAGTTGTTTGGATCATTCATTATGCTACTAAACTTTCAGCGCTTCGGCAAAATGAAAGGCATGGGGCAAATCGTAGCGTGGTCAATCAGAGATGAGAACCACCATGTTGAAAACATGATTAAACTTTTACATACAGTATTAGATGAGAAGCCGCACATATGGAATGATGAATTTAAAAAGTCATTGTATGATATATGTAGAGATATGGTAACTCTTGAAGAGAAGTTTATTGACTTGGCATTCCAACAAGGACCAGTCCAAGGATTAACTCC